ACCAAGGTAAGGTGGAGTTAGAGAAGCACCCAACCCGCCAAAGGAAGTAGCAGAGCCACCTGCGCGAGAAGCAATTAACGGCATAATTGAATCTCCTTTAGGCGAACTTAGTTTGTGTTTCTAGGACGGTAAATGTAGCAGAGGCGGTCTTGATAATTGTAAATGAATACGCATCAATAGATGAAGCATTACCAGCAGTAATAGCGGCAGGAACTTTAGGAGTTACTGAGTTGCCATCAATTTGAAATGCGCTTGGATAATAAGCAGTCGCGCCATTGGTATTGAGCCATACTGCGGTAATTGAATCACCTACGGCTAGGGCGGTATTGAGTGAGACGGAAGAACTGTATCTGAAGTTCAAAGTGTGGTTTGCTGTTGCGTTCGTGGTGTAGTACCAAATTGAAGCAGTTGTAAACTCGAAGTTAATAGTTCCAGTTGCGGCAGCCGCGACAACATTTATATCTTCTTCAAGTCCTCGGATAACACTATCTGTCAAAGTTCCACCAGCAATAGTCGCGGTGTTTACTGTTGGACTTGTTAGGGTCTTATTAGTAATCGTCTGCGTTCCTGTATCTGAAACAAGAACAGCATCAGAGTTACCAATAGTTGTACCTCCAGGAAGTAGCAAGGTATTACTTGCCGCTTGAGCATGAGTCTGCGCTCTAATTTTTTGTCCGTGGCTATTTGCAGCGCAATTTAGTTGCACCATTCCCTCTGTCGAGGCTCCACCTCTTACTTCAACAATATATGAGGCAGGTCCAACTACTAGGTTGCCTGAAGCAGTCGTTGTTGTTCCGCTAAGAACAGGTGTGGTTAATGTTGGCGTATTTGCAAATACAAGTGCGCCCGTTCCTGATTCATCGGTGATTGCGGCTGACAGTTCTGAAGATAAAGTGAGGTTGGCAGTAGGTGTTCCACCATTGGTTGTAATTGCCATATTATGCTATCTCGCTTCCAAATAAAGAAATAGAAAGGTCAGTTGATGAACCTAAAATATAAACTTGGTCGGTAGCGTCTAGCGTAATTCCTAAAGTATAGGCAGTGGTCGTATTTGCCTTGCTTGTAACATCGTAGGCGATATAGTGCTTTTGCGCCAAAGTCGCGTTATTGGGTTGAACAGTAATTCGGTAAGTTCTATCTGTAGCACTGGTATTGGCTACCACAATGCTTGAAATAACAGTCTCGGTTGCTGATGGAACCGTATACATGGTTACTAAAGATGTAGTTGTCGCTTGTTGAGCAAGCACCTTATAGGTTGTTGCCATTTATCCTCCTATTAACAAGAACGGGTGTAAACGCCCAGACGCTATTGTAGCAACTGTAGCAGCAGATGCGGCTGCGGACACCCGTGAAGCATCGGCGGCAGCAACCTCATCTGTTAAATCTGAACCTGATACTGGGTAAGTACCAGCGTTCAATAATGTATATGTCGCAAACGCGGCATTGACCTCAGTATAAGTGGCGTAAGCAGCAGGGATATACCAGTACTCACCAGCAAGAGGAACTTCATTTGTTGTTTGATTCAAGTTTGTATCTAGTGTCGCTAGGGAAGCCTCGAATTGAGCAAAGGGAACTTCAAGGACTAAGCCAACATAGTTTGTGGGAATGGTTGGAACTGGAGAAATATCTGCGAGGTTGAGAGTTCCAACGGTAGCCGCAGGCAGCACGATGGTGTATGTGCGCCCATCAGGGAAGGCTTCTTCTACTGTATATTCAAACTCTGGAATAACATCTGAGTCATTAGTTGAGGGAAGTGTTGTGCTAAACGCTCCGTTTGCATCTAAGGTGACTGCAATCGTTGAAGGTACAATCATCTGGTCAGACAGAGAATTGCGAAGCATATCTGAGAGGGTGAATTGAACTTGTCCTGCTATGGCATCACCTAAGTAGTTCTTGAAAGTACCTGCCAAGGGTACAAGGGTAACTGTTGCGGCAATAGCCATTATGCACCACCCAACATCAAAGTAAAACTGAACTGTTTGATTGAGGCTTCGGCAGCAGTAGCAGAAGCAATAGCAGCAGTAGCATCTGCCAAGATTAAATCACTATCATCGTCAATCAGCGCAAGTGAGGTTTCAAGAGCAGTCAAAAGAGTATTCGCTGTTGTGTGACGGGCGATAAGTACATACGGGTCAGTCATTTTATAGCCCCATCAAAAGAAATTGACTAACACCAGCAACTTGAGCAGAAGTGGCTGATTCGGCAGCGTCAGTTGCAGCAGCAGCAGCAGCCTCAATGTTATCTTGAATAGCGGTTACCTGAGTATAAGCAGTATTGGCAGTAGTCAGACGAGCGTTGATTGCTGTGAATTGTGTACTTGTTACATATCCTGCTGCAACGGCAGCACTTACGGCAGGAGATAAGTCGGCAATATCAACTGCTGCACCACCTCCAGGAAGTACGATAACGAAAGACCTACCACCTGAAAATACTTCTTCTACTTCATAAGCAAAGGGTTGCGGAACTACATCTGAATCATCTGTTACTGGAAGGACAACACTAAATGAGCCGTTGGCATCTAAGACTTCTGTGATTACATTATTTACAATAATCTGATTTTGGTCTGTGTCTTTAATAATTGTTTGCGGCGTGAATGTTACAGAGCCAGCAATAGGGTCGCCAATGAGGTCAACATAGGTTCCTGTAAGAGTGACTACTTCTAAATCAACTGTAAGAGCCATAACTTATGCTCCTAATCAAACGCCTTGTCGGAGAACTGCTACTGACTGAGTTGTTGCTGCTACGACTGCGTAAAGTGCTTCATCTTGATTGAGGTCAATAGCGATATTAGAGTCAACGGCAAGTTTGAAACCATAGGAGGCAGAGGTTACTCCTGCTCCACCTAAATAAACAGCCTGACCACCTGTGGGATTTTGGACTAGAATGGTTGAGCCATCTTTACCGCCACCAACAGCAGCAACAGTGAGTAGTGTTGCGGTAGTTGTAACGCTAACTAATGCGTGGTTAATTGCCATTTCTACTCCTTTGGAAAAGAGTGGCACTCCATTACTGAAGTACCACCCTTTCTAAATTATTAGATAAATCTTTATGCTATGCGGTAAATAGATACTGTTGTTGGAGCAGTTACAACTACTTGCCAACGAGATGCGTGCCCAGCAGTTGCTACGGTTGTTGCAAGTCCTACGATTGTTACACCAGTTCCACCAGCCAAAGTAGCAACAAAGGCTGCTAGGTTGATGTAACTAAACTTTACAGAAGTACCTACAACTGAACCCAGTTCTGCAATTAGAGCAGCAGCAGTTGGAGTAGTAATAGTTCTTGCTGTTGTGAGAGTCGCAGTAGTAATACCACCGAGAATACCTGTTGTTGTATGCACCATAGATGCACCATCAGCGATATTTGTAACTGTTCGAAGTTCTTTTAATTGACTTTTAACAGTAAGCCCGCCAACAACGGCATTTCCTCGCGTAATTTGATTAAACATATTTCTCCTTTTTAAGAGAGGGGGAGGCTTTTTAGTTCCTCCCCCTGCTCAACTTAATTAAGCGACGATTGTATCCCAGAACCAACCGAGGTCAGTAGCAATGACTTTGTTATCGAAAGCCATTTCTCCTTCAATACGGTCTGCCTTGAGAGATTCCATACGGAATGAACTCACTCCGATTGTTGAACCGATACCGCCTGATACACCTGTCCATGAGAAGGAGTAGCCAGCAGAAGGAGTCAATAATCCTGGAGATGGAGCAACATAAGCAAGAAGGGCTTTCTTTCCTGATGTAAATGAATACGCCTGTGAAGCACCTTCGTTATTTGTTGCCTTGACACCCTTTGAAATAATAACGCGAGGGATATCAAACATTGCTGCTAACATGTCAGAAGTGACAGTTTGTGCAGATGTGTACTTGATACGGTCTACGATATCTGGGTGATTCTTTAGTGCACGGAATACATCGTATCCCAATACCAAAGTGTTTGGTTCCATACCAGTTGTACCAAGAATACCTGCTTTGGCATCCTCAATATCATCGATTGGGTCTGAAGCAGCATAGTCTGACCACTGCTTTACTTCGTTTGTTGTTGGAGTACCTGAAACACCATCATAGTCATTTGCCCAAATAGACCCAGCGAAGAAATCTGTGTTCCATTGTACTTCTTTGCGAAGCATTAAACGACGAGTTACAAACTCTGTTGCCTCGCGTAGTGGGTTAAGAGGTGCGTCTGAGTTAGCAAGAGTCTGGTCATCTACGTCCTTATGGAACGCAAATACATCTGCGCTATAAGAACCAGTTGAGAGACCGTAGCCTCCACCAGCAGATTCAGTTCCACCAGCACGGCGTTGAGCCTCATCGCGGAACCAATCATTCTTGGTGTATGTGAAGAACTTGTCAGACTTTTTGTCCACAGCAATTACTGGGAACACCTTGTCTGCAACAAAGTTGTCTTGATTTTGAAGATACGCTACTGAAATGTTTGTCAGAATTGCATCTACGTGGACGGAATTGATATTTGGTTGTGGCATAGTCTATTCGCTCCTTATGCTGCTCTGCCAGCGTTGGCGCAAGCGACAACGACGGTTACGATATCTGCTGACACTCCACCAGTAACGGCTTGAGCAACTGCAAACTTTGTTACATCTGTTCCTAGAACGATTTCTCATCCTCAGCCCACTGCTGATGTTCACACACCGTCGGCAGG